TAATAATAACACAGTTGCTTTATTTAGTCAAGTAGAATTGTATAATCCGATACAATTTAATAATATCTTAACTTTCTGCTTGCTCTGGTGGTTGTGCTGATGATTTCCTTTTCCTCTTCCTCTTAGGTGGCTGTTGATTCCATAGATTAGGTCTTGTTGTACCCTCTGTCTGCTTCAACCACTTTAATGATTTCTTATACTTGTCGTAGTAATGATCAAATATTTCTACTTGACCAGAACCCATAGCAATATCATAGGTTTCTTTACCCTCAACTTCATACTGTACTAGGTATGCAGTGTAAGGTAACTTCTTATCCTCTGCTAGTTTAGGATCACACTTCTCATGAATTATATTCATGAACGACCACCCCATTCTATTTGTGGGTATGCTTCAGTTACACATGCCTTGGTAATCTTCCAACGCTTGCCAATCTTTTTATCCTTTGCAAGACATAAGACCTCTGCTTCACCAGAAGATAAACCTTCTAGCATTTGAATGAACATCTGCTCTCTCTTTCCTTGCTTAACATTAGAACCACCCTTAAAGAAATGATGAAGCAGCCTTGCTTCCCTCTCTAACTGAGTGTGTTCTGTACCTGCTGGTGCTTCATTAGGTTCGTAAGGTACTTGACCTGGTGGTAGCATACTTACAACAGACTCATCAAAGTTAATAATAAGAAGCATTCTCAATGCAGGAGTATTAAATTTCTCAAGCAAAGTAATTTTTTCCTTCTTAGTCTTTGCGTTTGATACTTTTTGTAGTACCTCATGCATCAATAATCTCATCGTTATCATCCTCATTAATAAATTTTACAGTTAAGAGTTCCTCGTTTATCATGTACCCATTTTCATCATACATCTCAGGGTGGAACATCTGTGCTTCGTCACGTGACCAGAAATAATCATGTACAAAGTCTTTTGCTGTCCAACCTGCTACTATACCGACACATAGAAATAGAAATGATGTGGTCGCTGAAAAGAATAAAAGGGTTGTGTCTGCCATGTTCAACTCCGTATAGTGGTTTGCTATTGCTTCTCCCACCGTACTTCAAAGTTGAAATAGAACTTTCGTTTAAGGAAGGAGAAAGTTTTTTTAATCCCGAAACCTTTAGTAGGTTTCACTTCTGTATCTTTCTTAGCCCTCCTAAGCATGAGCTCTATGCCTTTATTTATGGCAAGTTCTTTAGTAGGTTCAGACACTTATCAATCCTTCCTTAAGAAAATATTTTGCTGCTTCTACTATACCTCCTATCTCTTCACCATCTATTATAACATATGGATAACTCTTTGCGTTTGGATAACGTGCATTAAGTACCTCATTTTCAATCTCTTCAGATTCATATTCAACCTCTGCTCTCTTGCAAAGTTCTTTCATCTGTTCACAATAGAAACAACCTGGTGTAGTATAAATTTTAATATCCATTAGGATTTTAACTCTTCTAATATGTATTTGTATGCTGCTATCATATCACCTTTCTCCTCTCGGAACAAGTCTTTGTCAAAACTTTGTCCGTCTTTCCAGAGTCGCATTCCGTCAGGTGATAGTTCATCAGCCAAGAGTAAATTCTTGTCAGCATCGTAACCAAACTCCAATTTAAAATCTACAATTGTAAGACCAATAGAATCAAAGGTCTGTTGTAGTATGAGATTAACTTCACGTGCCATGATCTCCATCTCACCCACAACTTCCATGTTGTATCCCATCTGTATGATACGATCAGTTGTTAGTAAGGGATCATCCTTAGCATCATCCTTTAAAAAGAACTCAACTAATGGCCAATCAAACTCAGTACCTTCCTCAATGGTTGTCTGTCTAACAATAGAACCAGCAGCAATGTTCCTCACTACCACTTCTATTGGGATAATTTCTACTTCCTTACAACACATTGCTTTGTGCGTAGGCATACTAATATAGTGATTGGGAATTCCTACATCTGATACCTTTTCAAAAAGGATCTTAGAGATCTCACAACAGACAGCACCTTTGTTCTCCACCCACAATTCTTTCTTACCGTTACCAGCAGTAACTCTATCCTCATACTGTATGAGAACTTCATCTGGTTCACTAGTAGCGAAGACAGTCTTTACTTTTCCAGCTATAAAAGGTTCCTTCATACCCAATCAAACTCTCTACGTAACTTCCAATCAGCATACATCTGACCAAAGACCATACCCTCATGTGATTTAAGTTCATCACCATCAAGTATCTCTAACTGTCTCTTAGATAACTTACCCTTCATCATCTCTTTGTATTCTGTTGGGAAGTTAGCAATCTCTTCTGCAATTTCCATAGCAATGATAGAACTGTTAATATGCTATCACATTAACGTCTAGGTGTCAAGATACAAAGTATCCTTCTGAAATCTATATGATGATGGCTGTGTAGCAGAGTACCCTTTCAAGTCTGCATAGAATTGTTCAAAATTCTTAACTTCATCTAACAGAAGACTCTTATCAGGATTAGAAACAATTGTATATGCTTTTGAATAACAAGAGTAATCCATTCCACAACAGAGATATAAATTACCAGTCCAAGCACCATGAGTAGTTTTCAAATCTAAATTTCTATTAATGACCATCTGATTTAGAAAATTATCACTTGGATTATATTCTATATTCTCTGTAACATACTTCCAATACTCACTGTCATCTCTAGAAGAAAGATAGTAATGCCTGTCTATAAACTCCTTAAAACTATCAACCTGTTCAGCAACAGCATGGTTAAAGAAATCCCTATCAGCACGAGTGACAACAAGATCTCTCTTAGATAAGAACTCAAGTAACTTAAAGATAGTTTCTAATGTTGTTGCTATTCCAGTTGATTCCAATGGTTCTATAAAACCATACGCAAGTCCTACTCCAACAACATTCTTAACCCATCCCCTTTCATACCTTCCAGTTTTAAAGTTAACTGTATTATAATCAACCTCTTGGCCAAGGAACTCAAAGAACTCTTCTTTAATCTTCTCTTCAGTAGCAAACCTATTTGTATGAACATATCCATACGATACCCTATCCCATAAAGGAATAGTCCAACACCACCCATTGTTGAGAGCAGTACAATTAGTATGATTCTTAAGTTGTTTCTCTGGATCTGTGTAAGGAATGTGTGCAACTATTGCTTTATCATTGATTAATGTATCACTATAAGAAATATATTTTTCCCTTAACGTCTCTCCTAAAAGTAAAGATCTAAATCCAGTAGAATCTACAAACAAATCTGCATGGTAAGTACCATTATCACACACTATACTCTCTATGTTTCCATACTTATCCTGTGTCGTGCCATAAAAAGTATCACTTACAATTTCTACACCACGTTCCTCAGAATATTTCTTCAAGTAATCTTGCAACAGATTAGCATCAAAATGGAACGCAGCATTATCACGTAAAAAATTCTCTTCCCCTGTCAGTTTATTCTCTTGAGCAATTATAGAATGAGGATGAAAGAAAGTATGTGCTCTCTCAGGAGTAAAAGTTTCAGGAAATAAATCCTTCAAGATAAACCAATTTTTAAAGTTAGCTTCAGCATTACCCACTCCAAATGGGTAATGGAAATACCTACCATTCTTATAGAAATTTTCAAACTTAATTGAAAGTTTGTACGTGGCATTACATGCTGGCATCCAATCTTTATCTTCTAGATCTAAGTAAGAAAAAAGATCTCTAACAGAATAGATTGTAGACTCACCTACACCAATACTTCCTATGTCAGGACTGTAAATTACTTTAATATTAAAATCTAACCCAGACCTTTCTCTAAACTTTGCTATAAGAGATGCAGTAGCAAACCCAGCCGTGCCACCACCTAAAATACAAATACTATTAACTCGCATAAAAAAATGAGGGGTTACCCCCTCATTGTATCAGATTGTCAGTAGTGTGTCAACCTATTGAAGGAGCAAGTAATGCAACCTCTGTTTGATTTGCAGCAGCAAGGTCAAGAGGGAAGTTGTGAGCGTTACGCTCGTGCATAACTTCCATACCTAAGTTCGCTCTGTTAAGAACGTCTGCCCACGTGGGAACAACACGACCCGAACTATCTAAGATAGACTGGTTGAAGTTGAATCCATTGAGGTTGAATGCCATAGTTGATATACCCATTGAGGTCAACCATACACACACCACAGGGAAGACTGCTAGGAAGAAGTGTAACGAACGAGAGTTATTGAACGATGCATACTGGAAGATTAAACGTCCGAAGTATCCATGAGCAGCAACGATGTTGTATGTCTCTTCTTCTTGTCCGAATTTGTAACCGTAGTTCTGAGATTCGTTCTCTGTTGTTTCTCTGATTAGAGATGATGTCACAAGTGAACCATGCATAGCAGAGAATAAAGATCCTCCAAACATACCTATAACACCTGCCATATGGAATGGGTGCATGAGTATGTTATGTTCTGCTTGGAACACGAACATAAAGTTAAACGTACCTGATATACCTAACGGCATACCGTCTGAGAATGATCCTTGTCCGAAAGGATAGATCAAAAAGATAGCGAAGGCAGCAGATACTGGTGCAGAGTATGCAACACAGATCCAAGGACGCATACCTAAACGGTATGAAAGTTCCCACTGTC